CGCGCCGTCCGCGGCCGCCTCAACCAATCTGTACTCAAGCTCTCTTGTTAAAGACCGGGGCCATCCCGGTCGATGCCGTGGTGCCCAACTTCCCTGCCTGTCCGCATGTGCGGTGCCGGGTCGCTGGAATTTATTGTAAACATGTTTACATGATTGCGTTCAATTATTTGTAGATGAGTTTACAAAAAAGCCATTTTTACTTGTCCGGAAGATTCCGCTTGTGGGGCATCTTTGGTCGCAGCTATGATTGCTACATGTATGGAAACACAGTACTTTCGGACGCGACTGAAGGGCGCACGCTCGTCAGAGTGCGAAGTGCGTGTGAAGCTGACGCAGAGATTGAGGGGTGTATCCGCGAGTTGACGACTCAGGGCGTAAAAGCCTTGATCTTCCCGAGCGAGGAGCTGCTTAAGACTTGGCGGACACGTCTTGCAGCACTTGCATGATGGCAGTGCTCGCCGCGTTGAATGCCTTTGCTCGACTGAGCTTGTCCGACTGCGGGATCATGTCAAAAAGCACCCCCAGCTCAACTGCTGCAGGCGTTAGCTCTGATGGCGCGCTGATCGTAGGTGCCTGCTCCATCTGACCTTCCCCGGTCAGCAGCCACCTCGAATTCACCTTCAGATAAGCGGCAACTTTGTCGTGCGCTTCGGTTCGAAGCTTCTGATCCCGCCCCTTGGCATTGGTCAGGATCATGCCAATGTTCTGGACGGATGTTCCAGCCGCGTTGGCAACGTCCTTGCGCTCGATCTCACGCCCAAGCGTTTCCGATCGCTTCTGCATGGCTTGAAGTAGACGTTCCCCGTAAAGCATGACGCACCTTAATCCTTGGTGTGTAAATTCGGTTGCGTGCTTGTCTGTAAACATGTTTACAATCAAGCATGAAGAAAGATCGTGCTATCGAGCTGTTGGGTGGAACCCCAAAGAAGGCCGCTGAAGCGATGGGGTACCGCGCGGTTCAGACCATCTACCTCTGGCCCGATGTGCTTCCGCAAGCCACAGCGGACCGCGTGATGGGCGTTGTTGGCCGAATGTCAAAGCCGGGCAAACGGCGTCGTCGTGCACAACCCACCACCCAGGAGCAGGGCCATGCATAAGCCGTCAAAACCCGCGCCTGCCCGTGATGATCACCGCGCCATCGTTCGCGTAGTCGGTTTGATCAACCAGGGTATGGGCCGAGTCGCCAGGGCAAAACCACTGATCCTGACCGTGCGTTTGCGCTTGGAAGTGCTGAAGTGGCACCACCTTGCCCGCGCTGTAGCAGCTGGCGCAAAAGTTGGGGCGACTGTCCACGGCTTTTTGCATATCGCTCACCGCCGTGTACGCCCAGGCGCCAGGAACTACTTCAAACAGGCTGTACTGAACCTTCTCTTTGAACTTTGCTTCAAGGTCTTCTCGCTGTCGTCGCGCCTCTACAAGCTCCATTCGCATCTTTTGTGTCTCGAGTTCGAGGCTGTGGAGCGCCTGTACCTGGGCGAATCCCATGGATAGCGCGTCCAGCAGCTTTGTTTGCAGGTCGGCCATGGCTTGTTGGACCTTGCTGTCATCGCGAGCAGCAAGAGCCGTAGCTGCCAAGTCATACGCAGCCTTCGTGGCCACCAAAGCGTCACCGATGTTCATGCCCGCCCCTCCTGGGAATGGTTGTGTAGGAACTTCCATTCTGCCCGGGGAGGTGGCGGGCACCTTTTCCCAGAATCAACCCCAGGAGTAGTCCCGCATGCGTGACACCCACGAAAAGCTGAGCCGGGCTGAAGCGGCTGCATTCCGGTCGATCCAGGTGATCTTGGCCGATCTCGACGCCGAGCAGGCCGAGCGCGTGCTGGCCCGGGTCCAGGACCAACTGGGCGAAGACACTGCCGCGCCCATGTTCGCGCGCGGCGTTGCCGGCCCCCTGGGCAAGCTGGACATCCCGCTGCGCACCAAGGTGGACGAGGCCACGGCCGACCTGTTCCTGCGCCACTGCGGCCAGCAGGCGACGGACACCTCCATGGTGCTGCGCGACTGCGTGTATGCCTTGGTCTACGGCAAGACCTATCGGCAGATGGTGGTGGAGAAAGTAAACCATGACGCGCAGCGTACCGAGGCGCTGGCCAAGCTCATAGGGCCTTTTGGTAGCCCCGAATTCGGAGGGCCTGCCCGATGAACGCGATCACTGCAATTTCCTCCGCCGCGCTGACCATGAGCAGCGAAGAAATCGCCACCTTGGTGGAGTCTCGCCACGACAACGTGAAGACCTCCATCGAGCGCCTGGGCGCGCGCGGCGTGATCCAACTCCCTGCGTTGCAGGAAGTTCGGAACCACCTCGGCCAAACCGTGAGCGTCTACCAACTGTGCAAACGCGACAGCTATGTCGTGGTGGCGCAGCTGTCTCCAGAGTTCACCGCGCGCCTGGTTGATCGCTGGCAGGAGCTGGAAGCCCAGGCCGCTCCCGCGCTGCCTGATTTCTCCAACCCGGTGGCCGCCGCGCGCGCCTGGGCCGACGCAAAGGAATCCGAGCTGCGCACGGCCGAGGCGCTGGCCCTGGCCGCGCCCAAAGCGGAGTTCGTGGATCGCTTCGTGGCGGCCGAGACCGGCGCCATGGGCTTCCGCCAGGTCTGCAAGCTGCTGCGCGCGAACGAGGAGCGCTTCCGTGCCTTCCTGCTGGACAACAAGGTGATGTACCACCTAGGCGGCCGGCTGACTCCGCTGGCCCAGCACTTGGACGCAGGCCGCTTCGTGGTGAAGGCAGGCCATGCCCAGCACAGCGACCACGCTTTCACCCAGGCCAAGTTCACCAGCAAGGGCGTGACATGGATTGCCGGCCTGTGGGGCCAGCACCAGGCCCGCCTGGCGCAGGAGGGTGCGCAAGCATGAGTTCCGACTACACGACCCTCGCATGGCGCACGGAACTGCAGTCAGGCCCGCGCCTGGTGTTCCTGGCCTTGTGCGACAACGCCAACGACGCGGGCAACTGCTTCCCGTCCATCCAGACCTTGGCAGACAAGTGCGGTCTTTCGGTCCGCGCCGTGCGTGGACACGTGGCCGCCATGGAAGAGCAGGGGCTGGTGCAGCGCATTCAGCGCACGGGCTGGAGCTCCGAGTACCAGATCAATCTGAAGGTGCTTCGCGCGGCGGTTTACGAGTGCCTGTCCAAGCGCCCGCGCTTGACCGAATACGACCAGATGATCATGCGCTCCTGCGCGCCGGTAACCCCGGCAGATTCTGCACCCCGGCAGGATTTGCCGCCCCCTCAAACCCCGGCAGATTCTGCCGGGGACCCCGGCAATATCTGCAACACCCCCCGGCAAGATCTGCCGGGGACCCCGGCAAATCCTGCCGCCATAACCTACAAAGAACCTACAAAGAATAAACAAGGAAAAGGGAAAGGCGCGCGCACGGCTGCGAACGCCATCTCTCGCCCTGACGGCGTGACCGAGCAGACCTGGGCCGATTGGCTGACTCTGCGAAACGGCAAGAACGCGCCGGTGTCGGAAACGGTTCTGCGCATGGCGGTCAACGAGGCGGACAAGGCCAATCTGTCGCTGGAGGACTTCCTGCAGATCTGGTGCTTCCGTGGCACGCAGGGACTGCAGGCCGACTGGCTCAAGCCCTCGGACTTTGCTGGCCGGACTGTGAAGGCCGCGAAGACTCCGGCCCCCGACAACTTCGGCGGCGTGAACTACGGCCAAGCGAGGAAGATCTGATGGACCTCCTCGCATCCCGCATCCACCGCCCGCCGCTGACACGCGAGAGCACATGCCCGATCCATGGGCTGTACCTGAGCAGCTGCCATCTGGGTGACATCTGGACGAAGTGCAACCTGTGCGCCGAGGAGGCGAAGGCCAAGGAGCAGGCCCAGGCCCAGGACGAGCAGAAGCGCCAGGCGCGCGAAGAGTGGGAGAAGCGCCTGGGCACGGCCGCGATCCCCCAGCGCTTCCAGAGCTGCCGCCTGCGGACCTACATCGCGGAATCCCCGGAGCAGCAGGCCGCGCTGCAATTCGCCAAGGACTACGCGGCCCGCTTCGATGACGTGCAGCGCAAGGGCAGCGGCGCCATCTTCGTGGGCAACGTGGGAACGGGGAAGACACACCTTGCCATCGGCATCGGCATGCAGGTCATGCACTCGCACGGCGCATCGGTGTTCTTCACGACCGTTGCGCGCGCTGTCCGCCGCATCAAGGACACCTGGTCCAAGCGGAGCGGCGAGTCCGAGGGCGAGGCCATCGCCGCCATGGTGTTCCCGGACCTGCTGATCCTGGACGAGGTGGGCGTGCAGTTCGGCAGCGACTTCGAAAAGAACCTGCTGTTCGACGTGCTCAACGAGCGCTACGAGCGCCGCAAGCCCACGCTGTTCCTGTCGAACCTACCCATCGCCGACGTGGCCGCCTACCTGGGCGAGCGCGTCATGGACCGTCTGCGCGAAGACGGTGGTGACGTGCTGCCGTTCCAGTGGGAGAGCTATCGCGGGAGGGGTGCATGACCGCCATCCACTCCTCCGTGCGCCGCGACTACCTGACGCTGCCCTACACCTACACGCTGGCACAGGAACTGTCGGCCAGCGAACGGCAGCCGCTGCACCAGCGCAAGCGCGAGCCCCTGGCTGCTGCAGTCCTGGCCGCAGTGCATGCCGTGGGCTACGCCGCTCCGACGGTGCAGCACTGGCGCGACCTGGCCGACGCCGCGAACCTGTCCGAAACGCTGCTGGGTATGGGCGTCTTCACCGAGCCCGAGGCCCAGAGCCTGTTTGCTGATGCCGTGGCGGCCGTCGTGGACCTGGGCCGCAAGCACGGCCATGGCCAGGAGATGCGCCTGAACGCAGTGCAGCTGGGCCACCTGGTCGAGTTTGGCGAGGCCTATGGCCAGGTGCTGGAGGTAATCCCGGCCCGCACTTTCATCCGTGCGCACCGCGCCACCGAACGCCGCCTGCGCGAGCTGCTGGTCAACAGCCACGGCAGCGACACCCATGAATTCATCGTCGTCTGAACATCAATGGCACCAACACCAATTCAATCTCAGCGGGGCAGCCGTGGCGCACCTCGTCAAGCTGGCCCAGCAACCCGGGTGGTGGGAGTACGTCAAGGCCAGGGCCAGGGAGCTGGACAGGGACGAGTCCCGGCTGTTCGTGGACATCGAGCAGCAGGTGGTGCAGCAGCTGCAGGCGCTCGCCTGGCGCCCGCCGCCCCGCGCGTGACGGTGCCGGCTGGCCACCAGGGCCCGATCACGGTGCTGGGCATGGACCCAGGCAAACACACGGGCCTGGCCTGGATCGTGGATGGCCAGCTGCAGGGCCTGGAGGAGATTGCGCCTGCGCAGATCCTGCAGACGCTGCAGGGCAGGGCGCCCACGCTGGTGATCTTCGAGGACAGCCGCAAGGCACGGAAGACCTGGACCGGCCAGGGCAGTGCTGCGGCGCGGGCCAAGATGGCGCGCAACGTGGGCGAGATCGATGCATGGTGCGTGCTGATCGAGACCCTGTGCGCCAGCCTCGGCATTACCTGCTTCGGCATGCCGCCCAGCGCGAAGGCCGGCGGCGCCCACGGCGCAAAGATCGATGCCGCCACCTTCAGCCGCCTGACCGGCTGGGCGGGCCGGAGCAATCAGCACCAGCGTGACGCCGCAATGATCGCGTGGTCCTTCCGGAGGACCCGGCCATGAAGCGCATCTACATCGCCGGCCCGATGACAGGCCTGCCCGAGTTCAACTACCCGGCCTTCAACCGCGCGGCCGCCGTGCTGCGTGCCCAGGGCCACCACGTCGAGAACCCTGCCGAGAACCCCGCGCCAGCGTGCGGCAGCTGGGCAGGCTACATGCGCCTGGCGCTGCCGCAGCTGTGCAAGTGCGATGCGGTCTACATGCTGCCCGGCTGGCGCGGCTCCAAGGGGGCGCGTGTGGAGCACGGCCTGGCCCTAGATCTGGGCATGGAGGTGCAGGACTTCGATGCCGGCGCAGGGGAGGGCGGCGCCCATGCTTGATTTCCGGCCCGACCTTCCGCGCCGTGGCCAGCGCGGCCCCGTGCGTGCTGTGCCCCAGCACCCGCCCCTGTGGCGTGGCGCCGCAATGCGCGAGCGCATCGAAGGCCCCGATGCCCTGGGGCGCTACCGCTTCTCCGTCTGGTCGGAAAACCGCTGCTGCCGCCTGGAGCAGTACGGCCCCACGCGCGTGTGCGTGATGAATAACCACGGCTTCCTGGTGCAGGTCGATGTTGAAGGGGATGTCCGATGAGGGTAATGCTCGTCTCCGAAATGGCCCGAGAACTGATCGACCGCCCGACCAGCAGGCCCAGTTTAATCCTTCCCACTTCGTGGCAGCCTTTGGTGGATGCGCTGATGGCTGACCCCAATCCAGAGGGCGAGGCCGCTCTGACGCGGGCAGCGTTGAACGGGGCAAACATCCTGTATCAGCGTTGCCCTGTCCGCCCTGCGTTGCCCACCGGCGGCGTGTTCGACACCTTCCCGTGGGAGGTAATGGACCGGCTGGATTCTTGGCGGGAGGCGCATCCATGACGCTGACACGCAGGCCGTTCAAGTCCAAGAGTCCATGGCCTGTGGCAGGCACCGGCAATGTGGACCGCGAAGAGCGCCTGGCGCAGCGCGCGGCCCGCGCCATGGAAAGTGCCCGCGCCACGGCCGGCATGGCGTGCACCAGCATCGTTGTGATGGGCGGGGCCAGCACGGGCTTGGTCGTGCCCAAGGCCGAGATCCTCGAATGCGAAGCCTACCGCCGCGCCGTGGCCGCGCTGCCCTGCATCTGGTGCAACGTGGTCGGCTACAGCCAGCACGCGCACCTGAACCTCGGAAAGGGCATGGGCCTGAAGACAGATGACCGCACAGGCTTCCCGCTGTGCTGCACGCGCCCCGACATTGAGGGATGCCATGTCGCATACGACCAATACCGCCTTGTAGACGGCGGCCGAGAAGCCCATCGGGACTACGGCCTCGAGTGGGGCCGCATCACCCGCCACACCATCCTCGAATCCGGCCAATGGCCACAACGCCTGCCACTCTGGAGTGAAACCGCATGAACCAAGCCACCACCAGCACGATCCACAAGACAGCCGGCGGCAATCCGGACACTGGCGCGGTCGAGGCCGTGCCCACGCTGACGCAGGTGTACGAGGCGATCCGCCAGCTCCATGAGGCCGGGGAAGAGCCCACGCGCGACCGCATCCACAAGATGACGGGCCTAAACCTCACCACCGTGGACGACCGCATCAAGGTGCTGCGCGGGGAGGGGATGATTGCGGCGGTGAAGCAGTGCTACCGCCCGGTGCACCAGCACGGGCCGGCGCGGGATGTGGTCATCGTCCACCTCAATGATGGGCGGACCTTGGTGGAGATCGGGGAGCATGTGCTGCACCTGGTTCGCCCTGAAGCCGCGCGCCTTGGGCAAGGCCTGGCGGGCGTAGCGTTGGAGCATACGGCGCTAACGCGCGTTACGGAATTGCAGGACCAGTTGCTGGAAGAGGTGGCCAAGCGACGAGCCCTGGAGCGAGAGATTAGGGCGTTCAGAAATTTAAAGCGACAAGATCGTCATCAGTTAGACCTGCTTTCAGGAAGTTAATTATAAATATACTGATTTACATATATTTGTATTCAAATCACTTTGCATTGCGCTCTAGTATTTGCTTTGCAACCCCATCGTAGCCCGGGAATAGTCTTGATGTTTCATAGCCCATCTTACTTAAGAGGGATAAGCCTTCTCTTGCATCACAGGCGGGTATTTTGAAGCTTCGCATAAGAATGGGATGGCCATTTGGGGGTAAGGCTTTGATGATTTCATCTAAAGGCCGTCTGTCAACAGGTGTAAATTTTCCCTCCATCATAAGATGACCTTCTTCAAATAGACTTGGTACGATTGCCGGATAAAGAGTGAATAGCCCCTTCTGCGCATTTAGATTTGGATTTGAAGAATAATGAGGGGTTATGAACTCGATGCCTATCCTGCTTTCAGTTGGATTTAGGAATGAAATATAGTCCATGTTTAATGCCCATAGATTCATATATCCGGAATTTGAAGTTACCCCTGAACATGCAAAATATAGTGCTACATAAGCGTCGTAACTCCAGTCAAGCAGTCTTGTGGGAATTCCGTAGTGTTGGGCTAGTGCCGTCGCCTCATATAAATCCTTGGGTAGCCAAACGGTCTGCCTACTATTGTGGTGTAGTGAGTACGTATCAAATGTGGATGCTAAATTCGTTCGAAAATGGTTAGCAATAGGAACATTGAGGCCTTGTCTATCAGCTAATTTGTAAAATTCACGGAGAAGTTGAAATTCTCCGTTTACCTGGGTTTGCAAATAGTCAGTTTGACTGTAGTTAACCAATCCTCCATTTACAATCATCCAGAATTTTTCTACGTTCTCCTTGCGCAGAGCATTAGGGATTAATTTATATGTATCCTTTGAGTGGCCCCTGAATACAAAACCATCCAAAGCTCGTTCAATATTCCATGGTAGTAGATAATTAAGGAATTCACGTACTGAGGAAAATTCAATATTTTCAATCATTTGAATTAATTGTTTCTTGGAATTAAAGATTAATGTGAGGAATTTTCTATATAAGAGTAGAGTAGATGCATTCCAAGTATGAATAATTTCTATATTGTCTGTGGTATCACAAAAAATGCATGCTTCTGCTTGCACTAAATTTACTCTGAACTGATCTCCCTCCAGAGTTCGGCCTGGTGCATTGTGACTGAGACACTTTCTTTCATGGCCAAACGTCCCATCGGCAAGTCCGAGCCTCTGATGACTTTCGTGTTCGAGAAGCCTGCTGTCGCAGAAACGATTGCAGGAGAAGATTTGCCTTTGCCGAGCGCGGGTCGAGGCAGCTCTGCCGACTGGGAGCGCATCGAGCTGGACTACCGGGCCGGCATCAAGACCCTGCGCCAAATCGCCGACGAGAACGGCATCACCCATGGTGCTATCAACAAGCGCGCCAAGCGTGATGGATGGGAGCGCGACCTGGGTGTAAAGATCCAGGCAAAGGCCGATGCGCTGGTATCCAAGGCGGCGGTATCCAGTGAGGTATCCACGGATACCAAGGTTCGGGAACGCGCCGTCATCGATGCCAATGCTCAGGCCGTAGCCGACGTTCGCCTGGCCCATCGCAGGGATATCCAGCGTGCGCGCCGCGTCACCAACACCCTGTTGGACGAGTTGGAAAAACAGACCGACCCGGATACCTTGCTGCTACTGGATGAGCTGGGCGAGATGCTGCGGCAACCCGACGACAATGGCCAGGACCGCCTCAACGACCTGTACCACAAGGTCATCAGCCTGTCTGAGCGCTCCAAGACCATGAAGACTCTTGCCGAGAGCCTCCAGAAGCTGGTGGACATGGAGCGCACTGCGTTCGGCATGGACAAGCTTTCTGAGAAAGGCGATGAGCCAGGCGCGGTCAAGCAGATGACCGATGCCGAGCGGGCGGTGCGGCTCGCTGCCATGCTCAACGGCGGCCCAGGTGCGGCCATGCTGCTGGCCACGCTCGCGGCGAAGCGGGGTGAGAAATGACCACGCCCGCGCTGACCACGGCCGACATCCTGGACCTGCTCAAGGGTCTGGACGCGGACACCCGCGCGGAGCTGGACTCCCTGCTGCTGTCTGGCGATGCGCCCATCTGGGTGCCGCAGCCTGGCCCCCAAACAGTGGCCTTCGAGTCCGACGCCGATATCGTCTTCTATGGTGGCGCGGCCGGAGGCGGCAAGACCGATCTGCTGCTGGGCCTGCCGCTGACCAAGCAAAAGCACAGCATCATCTTCCGGCGCCAGTCTGTTCAGTTGACTGGCATTGAGGAGCGCATGACCTCGATCCTGGGCACGCGCGACGGGTACAACAGCCAGGACGGCATATGGCGGCTGCCTAAGGGCAAGGTCCTGGAGCTGGGCAGCGTGAAGGAGCCGGGCGACTGGATCAAGTACCAGGGGCGCGCGCACGACTTCAAAGGCTTCGATGAGATCACCCACTTCACCGAGCTGCAGTTCCGCTCCTTGATCGGCTGGCTGCGCACCGATGACCCGACCATCCGCCAGCGCGTGGTGTGCGCGGGCAATCCGCCTACCGAACCCGAAGGGGAATGGGTGAAGCGCTTCTGGGCGCCGTGGCTGGAGCCTTCCCACCCGAACCCGGCCAAGCCGGGCGAGTTGCGCTGGTTTGTGACGAACGAGAAGGGTGAGGACCAGGAGGTGCCTGGCCCCGAGCCCGTGATGGTCGGGCCCGACCTGATGACGCCCAAGAGCCGGACGTTCATCCCCTCCAGCGTCAACGACAACCTGTTCCTGCTGTCCACGGGCTACAAGGCCACGCTGCAGTCCCTGCCCGAGCCACTGCGCAGCAAGATGCTGAACGGCGACTTCAACGCGGGCAGCGCGGACCCGGCCTGGCAGGTGATTCCCACCGAGTGGGTGAAGGCAGCACAGGCCCGGTGGAAGCCGCGCGAAGCCAAGGGCGGCATGACGGCCCTGGGCCTGGACCCGGCGCGCGGCGGTATCGACAAGACCTCGGCGGCGCGGCGCCACGGCGCCTGGTTCGATGAACTGATCACCGTGCCCGGCGCGGTCACCAAGGATGGTCCGACCACGGCGGGCTTTGTCACGCCCCTGGTGCGCGACGGTGCGTGCATCTGCGTAGACAGCATCGGCATCGGCTCCAGCGCGCTGGATTTCATCGTGGGTTTGAACCTGCTGGTGCTCGCAGTCAACGGCTCGGAAACGTCCAACGCCATGACCAAGGCCGGCAATTTGCGCTTCCGCAACCGGCGCGCGGAAATGTACTGGCTGCTGCGCGAGGCCCTGGACCCGACGAACCCCAATCCCATCGCGCTGCCGCCTGACCCTGAGCTGCTGGCCGACCTGACAGCCGTTCGCTACAAGGTCGTGACCCTGGGCCGGGTCGCGGCAATCCAGATGCTGTCCAAGGACGACATCCGCAAGGCGCTGGGCCGCTCCCCTGACAAGGGCGACGCGGTGGCAATGACCTTTGTCCAGGGCATCCCCGAGCCCGGCAGCAAGCGCCACGAATACGAAGAACCCGAAGAGACCGATTGGAGGCTCAATTGATCAACACCAGCACGATGGACGTGGACTCGCCCGAATCCGAGGGCTCTCTGGACGCCGGGGATGATGATCTGCGCATGGGTGAGGGCGAGGTATCGCTCCACGAATACACGGAATGGCTGCGCGAGATGGACGAGGAGCCGCCATGGCGCATCGCGGCGGACAAGGAGATGGACTATGCCGATGGCAAGCAGCTGGACACCGAGCTGCTGAATGCCATGAAGGAGCAGGGCATTCCACCGGCCATTGAGGATCGCATCGGGCCCACACTGCGCGCGCTCACGGGCTACGAGCAGACCACGCGCACGGACTGGAGGGTCACCGCCAACGGCCAGACGGGCAGCAAGGACGTAGCCGACGCGCTCAACGTCGAACTGAACGAGGCGGAGCGCGAGTCCCATGCCGACAATGCCTGCAGCGATGCCTTCCGGCCCCAGGCCGCCGTGGGCTTTGGCTGCGTGGGCGTGCAGCGCGTGAGCGATCCCACGCAATACCGCTACAAATGTGCGGTCGTGCGCCGTAGCGAGGTGCGGTGGGACTGGACGGCTGAAGAGTGGGACCTGAGCGACGCGCGGTATTTCAAGCGGGACAAATGGCTGCATCCCGAGCGCATCGCGCGCGCATTTCCGCAGGCGCGCGAGCTGATCCTGTCCTGTGGCCGCAATGGCGCCACCTGGTGGCAGCAGGGCTACCCTGGCCGGCTGGCCAACCAGGGCGGAAGTTCCACGGGCCTGACCAATGCCGGCCAGGATGCGCGCGGCTGGACGGTGGAGGAGGCGCGGTGGTACGACCGCACCAACAAGCAACTGTGCCTGACAGAGCTTTGGTATCGGCGCTGGGTGGAGGTGGTGCTGATCGAGTCACCTGATGGCCGCGTGGTCGAGTACGACGCGGGCAACCAAGCCCACAACTATGGCCTGGCCACCGGCATGACCAAGGCGTTCAAGGCTGTCGTGGCGAAGGTGCGCCGAAGCTACTGGCTCGGGCCGCACAAGCTGCACGACAGCCCCACGCCATACCCGCACAGCCATTTTCCCTACGTGATCTTCTGGGGCTTCCGTGAGGATTCCACGCGCGTGCCATATGGCTACGTGCGCGGGCTGATCTACCAGCAGGACAGCCTGAACAGCGGCACGGCGCTCATGCGATGGGGCCTTTCCGCCTACCGTGTCGAGAACACCAAGGGCGCGACACAGATGCCGGACGCGGTCCTGCGGCGCACCATCGGCCGGCGCAACGCCCATGTGGTGCTGGACCAGGAGCACATGGCAAAGCCTGGCGCGCGCTTCGAGGTCAAGCGGGATGTGCAACTCACCGAGCAGCAGCACCAGCTCATGAACGACTGCCGCGCGGTCTTCGAGCAGCTGTCCGCGGCGCCGGCGGCATTCACGGGCCAGCGTGGCAACGCCACCAGCGGACTGCAGGAGCGCACGCAGCTTGAGCAGGCCAACCAGGCGCTGGGCGAGATCATGGGCAACTTCCGTCGCGCTCGCACGCTGATGGGGGAGATGCTGCTGTCCATGATCGTCCAGGACCTGGGCGCCAAAGAAAAGACGGTGATCATCGAGGGTGATGCCGTCACCGAGGACCGTTCGGTGGTGCTCAACAAGATCGAGACCGACCCGGCCGGCTACACCTACCTGAGCAACGATGTGCAGCGCACCCTGTTGAAGGTTCAGCTTGAAGACGTGCCCAGCACGCCCGGCTATCGCTCCCAGCAGCTGTATGCAATGCAGGAGGTCATCAAGACCATGCCGCCACAGTTCCAGCAGGCCGCCATGCCCTACATGGTTGCGCTCATGGACACGCCCTACAAGCGCGAGATCATCGAAGCCCTGCGCGCGGCCGGCTCCCAGGAGAGCCCGGAGCAGGTCGAAAATCGCATCCAGCAGGAGGTGCAGTCGGCCCTGACCAAAGCTGGTCACGACCTCAAGGTGCGCGAGCTGGACATCAAAGAGCGGCTCACGGATGCCCAGATCCAGGACACAGTCGCGGCGGCCGTTCTCAAGGGTGTGCAGTCGGCCTTCAGTTCGATGCAAGGCGGGGCCCAGGTGGCCATGAACCCCCTGATCGCGCCCATTGCCGATGCCATCATGCAGGGCGCCGGATACCGGAAGCCCAATCCCGGTGGCGACGATCCGGACTTCCCGGTGCCGGGCGTGGCGGCCGGGGGGCCCGCGCCGCAGTCGGGCGGGCCGGGCGCGGCCGACCACATCGACCAGGTGCGCGAGAACACCAGCCCTGCATTCCCGCCCATCCCGCAGGAGCCGTCGCGCGGCATGCAGGGCATCGAGACCACCGCGCCCGACGACAACC